GCTCGTCAACCGCGTAGCCCAGGATTCGCAAGAAGGCCACTACTGGTCGTCCGCACTCAAGCTGTTCACCGCGCGCACGTCGAACATCAACAAGCACCATCTGAAGGCGCGGCATCCGGTCACCGTCGAGTACGACGGAGCCATGCCTCAGTTCCTCCAGCCCAACCCGCAGGTCGCTCAGGCGTTACAGCTACTCGACTGGTACATCAACCGCGCGTACGAGATCAGCGGAATCGGGCAGATGGCGGCAGCGAGCAAAAACGTGCTCGGCAGCAACGCCAGCGGCAAGGCGATCGACTCGATGGACGACATCCAGAGCGACCGGTTCGCTCACGTCGAGGCTGGATGGAAGGCAGCCATCTGCGATCTCGCCCAGGCGCAGATCGACGAGGCGCGCGCCATGTACAACGAGGCCCACTCCGGAACCGGAGACCTCGCCCCCAAGGAGCTCGCCACCTGGATCCGCGAGACCGACTGGGGGAAGGTCGACATCGACGGCGGCGACTACCACCTGTACATGGAGCCTGAGAATTTCATCCCGGGAACGCGCGGAGGCCGGCTCGAGTACATCGAGTCCCTCAGCAAGAACGGGCTCATCCCTGACCCGTCCGTCGTCGCCGACGGGTTCGACGAGCCAGATCTGCAGCGGATGAACCGGTCCGTGCTCGGACCGCTCCACAACCTGCAGCGGATCATGGAGGGCCTCGCCGACTCGCGCATCCCGCTCTACGACCTGCAGCCTGACGAGCACATGAATCTCTCCCTCGGCCTCCTACTCGCGAAGGGAGAATACAACGAGGCGATGGCGTGCGGTGCCGATGATTCGGAGCTTCAGCGCTACCGCGATTGGATGGAGCTGCTCAAGCGCGAGATGGACATGGCGGCGTCCGGCGCGAGTTCGCCAAGCTTGCCCGGCGCGCAAAGCGTGCAGACCACGACGCAGCCGAACGCGATGACCTTGCAGCCCGGCCTCGGCGCCGGCGGCCCACCGGCACCAGGCATCCCGCCGGGCGGACCGCCCGGGCCGATGCCGCAAGGTCCAATGCCGATGCCTCCAGGGATGCCAGGAGCAATGGCATGAGTAGAGAAAATGGCGTGGTTGACTACGATGAGTGGAGCGATGACGAGACTTGCATCGTTCTCCCGCCCCAACGTGAGCATGGCGTGTATGCCGACCCGGTGATCGAGGACGACATCCCGGGGGCCATGGAGGCAAGACCTTGGCCTCGCCGTCAGGGTCAGCCGACTGGCCCGAACACGCGTCTCGTAGCAAATTTTGATGACCCCGAGCCGGTGATCGTCCATCTCAATGTACTTCCGCGTGGCGGAAGCTCCACGTTCCATGGCGTGAGAGGCCCGTTGTGAGCGACGACAACGACGACTTGGTGGCCACGATCGACGTGGCCGACGACCTGCCCGAAGGCCAGACCTCGGGCGATGACTCAGACCCGAGCGATGCCATCGAAGGCGGCTCCGAGAGCTTCTCGGACGCGCAGGGATCGCGCCGCAGCGGGCGTTCGGTCAGCGACAAGACGCGCCAGCTGTTCGCCAAGGCCGCCGCTGCGCTGAAACCCCAGCTCGGCGACTACGGCGATGGTGACATGGAGCCTGCGCTCGAGGTAGAATCGGACCCGTCGGGGCCCGCAGCGGCATCCGCCGCAGGTCAGCCGGCGGCCCCCTCGCACGCACCCGCGGCGCCGACCGCCCCCGCTGCAGCCCCGGCACCTTCCCTGGACCCTGGCGTGGTCGAGGAGCGCCGCAAGTTAGCCGCGGTCCGCGATGAGCTCGACAAGCGCGCCGCCCAGGTCGAGGAGCAGGCGCGCACCGGCGACATCGCTGCGCTCGGCGACAGGTACTTCACCGACCCCAATGCGGCGGTCGTGGAGCTCCTGAAGAAATGGACCGGGGCCGCGACCGACGACGACGTGAAGGCTGAGGTGGGAGATCTCATCACCAGCCTCTCGCAGATGCTCGGAGTGCCGCTCACGGATGCAACTCGGCAGGCCCTCGAGGGCAAGCGCGTCCTGAAGCAGGCCAAGCGCGAGCTCGCGAAGGTCGGCACCCGCGAACAGCAGATGAACGCTCGAGCGCAAGAGCAGGAGACCCAACGCCAGCGCCAGATGGCAGAGCGGGCGATCGGCCAGGCTCTCGCCACCCCAGAGCACACGTCGGCGTTCCCATGGCTCGCCGCGGAAGAGGACGGCGCCTCGCTCATCGTCGACGTCTACACCCACGTCCTCAAGACCGAGGGCAAGCAAATCCACTGGGTCGAGGCAGCGCGACGGGCCAACGACCACCTGCAGAAGCAAAGCACCGCTTGGCACGACAAGCGGAAGCACCTGTTCACCGCGGCCCCGGCTCAGCCGGCAGCACCTGCGACGAACGCGACGCGAGCACCAGGAGCTGCCCAGGCCATTCGCAGCACGCGCGCCGTCACGAACGCCCAGGCGTCAGCCACGACGACTCCGCCTCCGAGCAATTCCGCTCTGGTTGACGGCAAGTTCTCGATGGAGGCCCACCGAGCTGCGAGCCGGCGCAAGATGCGCGCCGCGTTCGCAACGAGGCCAGCCGACGAGTAATCGGCGCGTGTGACCAGGTCGGCATCCTCGTGATGGAGACCTCAGAATGGCACTCGACCTCACGTCTTTCGACCCAATGCTCAAGGAGCACTACGCTCCTGGAGTCGTGGCCAACCTCGCCTACCAGAAGAACAAGGCGCTGGGTATGGTCAACAAGTCCAACCGGAAGCCCGGTGGCGGTCGCGAATGGGTGCAGCCCATCCAGACCACGCTGCCCGGCGGCGGCGCCTCGGTGTTCGCGACGGCGCTCAACGCGCTGACCGGCACCAACGCATCGCAATACGCCGCATTTCAGGTCAAACGCGCGCGCCACTACCGCATCGGCCGCGTCGACAACGAGACCATCGAAGCGACGGCGGACGGCGACATGGACGCGTTCGAACCGGCCTTCGACGAGTTCGACAAGTTGATGCAGGCCGAAGGAAACTACCTGAATTTCAGGTTTTTCCGCTCGCGCTCGGGCCACATCGGCCGCATGACCAACACGTCGTTCGCGACCACGGTCATGACGCTCGACGATGCGGCTGGCACGTGGGGTCTGGTCAAGAACGACACGGTGATTTTGAGCGCCGGTGCCGGTGATACCATCCAGACCATCAAGACCGGGACGCTCGTCGTCGCCTCGGTTCAGCGCAGCGCCGGAACCATCACGTTCACGGCAAACATCTCGACGGGCATCGCCACCGCGGCGACGAACGACTTCGTATTTTTGAACGGCGATGCCATCACCAACGCGGCGGCCACCAACGGCCTCGCTCCGGCCGGCCTCATCGATTGGTTCCCCGACACCGCACCGACCAGCACGCTGTTTTACAACGTCGACAGGTCGCCCGAGCCCGAGCTCCTGGGCGGCATCCGAGTCGACGGGACCGACTCCCGGCCCATCCACGAGCTCCTCGTCGACATGGTGCAGGAGGTGGACAACATCGGCGGCGAGCCTGACGTCGTGTTCGCGAACCCGCGCGCGCTCGGCTCGCTCACGAAGCAGCTCGAGGGCAAGTGGGTCGTCGACCAGGCGGCCGGCTACGGCGGCAAGAAGATGGCCGACATCGGCTACCGCGGCTGGCAAGTCACGATGGAGGGCCACGAGCTCACCATCTACTCGGACCGGTGCTGCCAGACCAAGCGCGTGTGGATGCTGTCGATGGACACCATCACCATGTTCTCGGCCGGCGCCGCGCCGAACTTCCTGCAGAAGAGGGCCGGCTCGATCATCAAGGTCGCCGAGCTCGCGGATGCCTACGAGTCGAGGGTCGGCGAGTACATGAATTTCAGCTGCAAGGCGCCCGGCTGGAACGTCAACGGACAGCTGGCGTAAGGGGCCACCATGCTCAACCGAGGAGGATGGGATTCGAAGGACTACCCGATGGGGGTCCAATACTACCGGCTGGCGGTTGTCGGCACGGGCGCCTCTGCGCCGGTGGCTCCGACCAACGGGATCATCCCCCCGCTATGGCCGGTCAAGGCCAGCGTCATGAGCACGTTGGCGGCGGAGATCCCGACGCGTTCTGGCGTCGGGGTCTACACCGTTACCGTGGCGGCGCAATGGCGGATGTTCGCCTGGCTATCGGTCGAGACCGAAGTCATGGGCACGGGCGGCCTGTGGGCGCAGGTGTCAGCGCATTCCCCGACCACCGGGGTCATCACGCTGCGAACTTTCGCCGCGGCCGGTGCCGCGACCGACCTGACATCGGCTGACCTGGCAGTCCTGACCATATCCGGTCTCGACACGAGCGTCTACCGGTAGCTATGACGTACACCCGAAGCTTCGCTCAGTTGTCGCTGGCCGTTCAGCAGCTCGGCCAGTGGGAGACCTCGGACGACATCACGCCGGCCGTGCTCCTCCAGGGGATCAACTACGCGTTGCTCGAGGGGTACGACATGATGGTTCAGCGCTGGGCCGACTACTACACGCTCGACGCGACGTTCTCGATCGTCGCCGGCACGGACGTCTACTCGCTGGCGACGATCGCCCCCAGTTTCTACAAGCTGCGCCACCTCGACGTGAGCAGCGATGGGACGCGGTACTTCCGCGCGCACCCATACGACATCGACACGCAACACCAGTTCACCTCGACCGGGAACTCTATGCACCGGGTGCGGTACCGGCTGCAAGGTCCCAACCTCATCCTGGCGCCCAACCATGTCGGCGGCACCGGGAAGGCCTGGTACACCCCGCTGCCCGTGCAGTTCAGCGACGTCAATGACGTCTCGCTGGTTACCTTCGACGTGCCAGCGGAGGAGCGGCTTGTGGTTCATCTTGCGCAGCGCGACATGCTCATCCGTTCCGACCTGTCGACCTCGTCGGTGGACCCGATGATTGAGAGGCTCGGGCAGATGCTCAGGACCGCGGCCGACGCGCGCGACGCGGGCGAGGCGTTCTCGCTCATCGACAACCCGCGCCGTGACGGAGATACGGACCTCGGTCTGGGATGGGATGGGTGGTGGTGATGCCGACCCAGCGCCCCGAGCGCCCGGCGACGCGCCCCCGGCAGATCGCCACCACGAGCGGAGAAGTCACGGCAATCACCATGCGCCAGGTCGTCCAGTCCGCGCAGCGCGCGGCCGACCAGCTGAAGGACCGCGCCGTCATTACGAGCAACCTAGCGGTCGGCGACACCGTAATCACGCACGGGCTCGGCCGCACGCCGACCGGCGTTACCATCACCCCGTCGGTCGCCAGCGCAAGTTGGGCCTGGGCGATGAAGTCGTCAACCCCAACCCAGGTAACCATCACCTGCATCGGCGTGGCGCAACCTGGCGCCGTTTTGGAGGTATTCTGATGAGCCAGCCACCTACCGCGAACATGGGGCTCGTGCTGCCTACCGACCACGGCAGCGTTGACACCTGGGATACCATCTTCGACACGAGCTATCAGCTCATCGACGCGCACGACCACACCACGGGCAAGGGGGTGAAGGTCCCGGTGGCCGCGCTCAACGTCACTTCCGACGTCTCGTGGTCCAGCGGCGGAACTTCGCACGCCATCACCGACTTGGTGGCGATCGACTTCGCCGCAGTGGCGTCATCCGCGGTCACCGCACTCGCCGGCGCGCTCTGGCTCAATTCGGCTGACAGCAACCTGTACTGGCGCACCCCGGGCGGCAGCAACGTCCAGCTCACGGATGGCGCGGCGCTCAACGTGTCCGCGTTCACCGGAGGGATCGGTGGCGATTACGCGGGGGTCGGAGCACTCGTGATATTCGACGACGCCACCGACAGCTACTGGTTTCAGCAGCAGATTGGCGCGGGGGTGCGCCAGTACGCGCGCATGCGGAACGCCGATGTCGACCTCTACGAGTACAAGGCGAATCCAGCTGCTGGTGTCCCGACCAATCGCGTCCGACTCGCGAGCCCGACTTCGTTGGCCGCGAGCTATCAGGTGACCTTCCCGGCCAGTGTGCCAGGCGCCACCGTGGCGTTGCAGATGGGGAGCACGGGCGTGCTCACGGCGAGCAACGCATTTACCGGTGGGGTGACAATTTCTGGCGGGGCAGCGCTGGACTCGACGAGCTCATTTACGCATGGCCAGGTATGGCCGATGCAGATCCAGGCATCTGCGTTCGCCGCGAGCGCCAACCCAGGATCCGTCGGCACGTATCAGCAGATGACCAGCAACGCCGGGTTTGGCCACGTGGCCAGATCTATTGCGAACTCGGCATCGATCCACGCAAGTCTCACCGGTTTGCGGAGCGGAGACCGTATTGTGCAGGTCAACGTCAACGTGTGCACCGGATCTGGAATCACGACGATTCCGCAAGTCAGCATAACCATCGTCCGGGACAAGACCGGGACGGGCACGCTGAGCGTGATATCCGCTACCATCGCCTCCCCGGGCTCCAACGAAGCCATCGTTACCGCGTCGGGCGCATATACCGTCGCGACAAATGACAACCTGTACCTGGAGGTCCTGGCGTCGGCGACTGCCATCAACCTATTCGTAATCGGGGCGACCGTGTTCGTCGATCACCCATGATGGCGATCGACCCCAAAAATCTAGAGCCCGCACATCCCGAGGCTGCGCTGCAGGTTCCCGTGGATCGCCGCGGCCTGCACCCCGATCACTCCAGCCGGGACGATCGATTTGTGTCGATCGGGGGTGACGAGCCACACCAGAGAATTGATGGCGATCGCCCCAACGAAGTACCCGGCCACCGTGGCCTGATCCGGGTGCGACCCCATCACCGGGTTCTGCTCGAACTGGCCTTTCCACCCCTCTCGTGCTGCGCGCATCGTCTGCCCGGCATCGCATGCGAGCGCGAGCGTGCTCGCAACCAACGCCGCACGGTTGACGTGGATGTTGGCGCATCCGGCCGCCAGGGCGACGAGAACGATGAGTTTGGCCATGCGGCATGTATGCGCCCGCGTATTGACTCGGTCAATGGAGCATTTTGATGCCCCTCGATGGCAAGGCCCCGCTACCCATACAATTCCAGGGTGGCATCGATACGCGGACGGACGCGAAGCAGGTCCCAGTCACCCAACTTCTCGACCTGCAGAACTGCGTGTTTACCAAGCAGACCACGCTCAGCAAGCGGACCGGATATCGCGCCCTCAGCACGCAGGTCCAGAGCGGCGGTGGCGACATCACGAACGCGCGCGGGCTCGCGGAACGCGATGGTGAGGTGCTACTTTTCACCGACAAGCGCTGTTATAGCTATCGGCCGAGCTTCGATCGCTGGGCCGATTCCGGAGAGGTAGCGGCAACCACGGCGACCACCGCGCCGATCGCCAGGACGGGGTCCTACCAGAGCCAGCCGGACATGGCGACGCGTCATGGCGTGAGCGTGGTCGCCTGGGACGACTCGCGCGGCGGTATCCGGTGCTCCGTGCTCGAGACGTCCACCGGTCGCGTGCTGCAGAGCCAGGCCATCCTCGATGGATCGACGTCGGCGCGCAACACGTCCTGCGTGGCCGTGGGAGATGTTCTCCATGTGCTGTGGACTCGAGAGGACCTTGGGCAAATCTTCGTTGCGGTGATCAACCCGTCGACTCCGGCATCGACTCCGGTTGTCCGCGTGCTGACCAGCGACCTGGATGGGACCAACCCTAAGTATGACGTCGAGCCAGCGCCCAATGCGCCATTCGGCGTATTCGATGTGCGACCAGCGGTTATCGCCTGGGCGCGAGCCGGCGGCGGATTCCGGGTCGGCTACATTGCTCCGTTCGGGGCCCTCGGTCCTGCGACCGGGCTTCCATCGGTTGCGACCTTTGCCGATACCATCACCGGTCCGATCGCCGTAACGTATGATGGCAGTGGGCTGTCGATCGCGGTGGTGTGGGTCAATGGGCTCGTGGCTTCAGCCCGGTTCCTGACGCCGGCCTCGTTGGTCGTCAGTTCGCGTCTCGTGGCCGCGCTCGGAGCAAATGCAGGAGCGGCGACCTACCTGCGCATCACCGCGTGCTTCGGGGCGAACGGCTCCGATGGTCTCCCCTTGCTCTACTGGGCGGCCGAGCGGACCGCGACCCGAACCGACCTGGCCGACATCGACAGCGGGGTCGCGCTTCAGAGTCTGACGACGTCGGACGTCAGCTTCACGCGACTCAAGGGACACGGTCTGGTCTCGCGAGCCTGGCACGACGGCTCGACGCTGGCCCCCTCGACGGCGCAGAACGGTGATGTCTACGTGCTCGTCGCGCACACCTCGCGGTTCTTTCCCTACCTAGCCGCGCTGCGGCTCTCTGACGACAGCGGCATCGCGACGCCAGGCAACAGCATCATGGCGCGGCTCCTCCCCGGCACGTGCTCCGGGTCGATCCTGCGCGCTACGGGGTCCGGCACGAGGGCGTTGACGGCGCACCTTCCTTCGGTCATGGCCGTTGACGTCGCCGAGACGGACCTGTTCTCTCGCACACATGCGGTCCCGGTCGGGTATCGCCTGCAGCTGAGCTCGCAACTCGGGGATCAATTTTCCGAGCAAGGAATCAAGCTCGCTACCATCAATTTCGACGTGGCGTACCATACCATCCAGTTCGGGCGGGGGCTCTACCTCGCCAGCTCGGCTCCGATGCATTATGACGGCGCCGACTGGCATGAGGCTGACTTCCATTGCGCACCTGACTACGGATTCGACGCGACCGGGGCATCGGTCGCGCTTACTGGTATCATCACGAGCGGAGGCGCTGGCGCGATTCCGAACGGGACCTACGCCTACGCCTACTGGTACGAGGCGGTCGATGCGCAGGGAGAACTGCACCGCGGCCCCGTGAGCGTCAAGGTGCTGGTTACCGCGAGCGGCGGACCTTCGCAGCTCTCGCATGCAATCCCGACCTGCAGGCTCACCAGGTTCGGTAACGTGCGCATCTGCGTCGCGCGGACCGCGCAAGGGGCAACCGGGTCAGACACCACGCTCCCGCTGTACAGGGTGACCAGCAACGACGTCACGGTGACCACCGGCGCGAATCGCTACGTCAACAATGACCCCACCGTCGACACGGTGACGTTCCTCGACAACCTGACCGATGCGCAGCTTGTCGCGCGCGAGCCGCTCTACACGAACGGCGGAATTTTGAGCAACGCACCCTCGTCGTGGGGCGGCGGCATGCTGGCGGTGAGTAAGGGACGTCTGTTCTGGGATGACTCAAGCGACCCGCTGGTCGTCAATTACTCGCAGCAACGGGCCGATGACACCGCGATCGAAGCCCCCATCGACCTCTCGTTGCAGGTCGACCCGCTTGGTGGCGGGGTCACCGCGCTGGCCGCGCTCGATGACACCGTGCTGGTGTTCAAGCGGACGTCGATTTACGTGTTCGGGGGGCCTGGACCCCTGGCCGACCCGACGGCGTCGCCAGAGGTCAACGCGTTCACCCCGGCCGAGCTCGTCACGAGCGACGTCGGTTGCACTTCGCCGACCAGCATCTGCGCGACCCCCGTGGGAATAACCTTCCAAAGCGCCAAGGGGATCATGATGCTCACGCGCGATCGGCAGATCGCCAACATCGGCAACCCGGCCGAAGCCTACGACGGCCAGGTCGTATCGCGGGCAACTTTGATGCCGACGAACCAGCGAATCCTGTACCTTACAGCCGAGGGCCGCACCCTGCTGTGGGATTACAACCGGAACCAGTGGTCGACCTACACCAACCACACCGGGATCGATGCGGTGGTGGTTGGTGGGCTCTACTACTACCTGCGTACCGATTCGCGCGTGTTCGTTGAGACTCCTGGGTTGTATCGCGACGACAACAGTCGCATCCCGATCGTCATCGAGACCGCCCACATTCACTTCGCTCAGTACCTGCAGGGCTGGCAGAAGGTGCTTTACGCCTACTTCCTGGGGTCGTTCAAGAGCCCGCACCAGCTCAGCCTCCGCTACCGGATCGACTACAACGACGCATGGTCTCCGGCGCTCATCGCCAACGTGAACGCCGACTGGACCCCCTCGCTCTACGGCGCCGGGCCCTACGGCGTAGGGGCTTACGGCGGCGCCGGAGGAGGCGGGGCCAGGTACCAGCGCCGGTTCCACCTCAACCGCCGGTGTCAGGCCATCGCGTTTCGGATCGAGGACCTCGAGGCCACCGGGGATGCCGGGCCGAGCTTCGAGTTGAGCGAATTGCTCTTGATCGGCGGTGGAATCGGCGCAGACTTCAAGGTCGGCGCAGCAAGGAGCGGATAACGATGAGTTTTCTCGGATTCGATACCGGCGACGTCGAGAGGTTCTTCGACCCCGGCAACTTCGCTCATACGGCGAAGAACAATGCCCCGAATCAGTTCGGTAATAACGATCAGTTTCAGGCGCTTCTGCGCGGCGGGCAAGGTGACCCGAACGCCGCCTACTGGTCGCAAGACATCACACATAACCAGGCCCCACAGGTCCAGGGCGCTCAGCTTCAGCTCGGGGCCGACCCATTCCGGCAGGGCCAGCTCGCGCAGATGGGGCAACTTCAGGGAATCGCGAGCGGCCAACAGCAGGGGGCCGGAGAGCTCGCTGCGCAGCGGCAGATCGCCAACGCGGTAGCCGCACAGCAGGCCCAGGCGCGCATGGCGCGCGGCGGAAACGCCGCCCTATCCGCGCGCAACGCAGCCAACCAATCGGCGGCGCTTGGGCTGTCCGGGGTAGGGATGGGCCAGCAGGCCGCGATGTCCGACCAGCAGTTGGCGCAGGGCCAGTTGGCAGGCGTCGCCGGGGCCGGGCGTCAGGGTGATATCGGGGTCGCCCAGCAGAACGCCGGGCTTGCGCAGGGCGCGAACCTGGCGAATCAGCAGGCCCAGATGGGGACGAACCAGCTCAACAGCGGCAACTACCTGCAAACGATGGGGATGTTGAACACGCGCGACATCGCCAAATACAACGCCGATCTGGGCATCGGAGCCCAGCAGAACCAGGCAGATGCGGCGAAGGCCGGCGGGTTGCTCGCCGGCATCGGCGCGATCTTCAGCGACGAGAGGCTCAAGACCGACGTGGTCGACGCTGACGCAGACATCGACGAGATGCTCGACGCGCTGGCGCCCAAGAGCGGGAAGTACAAGGACGCCAAGTACGGTGAAGGTGAGTGGAACTGGGTCATGGCTCAGGACATGGAGCGCTCGCGCGCCGGCCGGCGCGTCGTCCGGGAGGGCCCCGGGGGAGCCAAAATGCTCGACAAGGACAAGACTATCAGCACGCTCCTTGCCAGCGCCGCGAGACTCAACAAGCGCGTCCGCAAGCTCGAGGGCGAGACGCGCTGATGCCTGACCCGCAGCTCCCCCCGGAGGTGCTGGCGTGGCCCGGGTTCGCCGGGTCCCCGCCGGTCGATTCGTCGCTCGCCGGAAGCGGAGCGGCGCCGCCGGCTCAGCCCCATGGCCCGCAGTCATTCCTCTCCCCCGAGGTGCTCCAGGCGCTCGGCTGGCAGGATCCGCCCCCCGCCGCCCCGTCTCCGATTGTCGCGCCTCAGCCCGGACCGGGGACGCGAGACGATTACCACGTGCCGGTCAGCGCGTTCAAGCCACAGCCCACGGCCTCCCCCCCCCCAGCACCTGCCCCGCCCACCAAGGTGCAGGACCCGCTGCAGCAGATCCAGCAGGGCAGCAATGCCCAGCAGGCCGCGGTCGGGGGACAGGCGCAGGTTGCGCGTGCGCAAGGGGGGATTGAAGCGGCGAAGTCCGGAGAGGAAGCCGCCATCCTGCAGAAGCAGGCGGACGACCAGGCGGCATGGGAAAAGGACATGGCGGCGCGGCAGGCAGAGCAGGCCGCGACTCGCGCCAAATACCAGACCGCCGTCGACCAGGCAGTCAAGACCGAGGCCGACTACAAGGTAGACCCGAACAGGTACTACCACAACATTTCGACCGGGAAGAAGATCGGCAACGCGATCGCCATCGTCCTGTCCAGCGTGGGGCAGGCAATGATGGGAAACCATGGCCCGAACGTCGCGCTCGAGATGATCCAGCAGGCCGCCAAAGAGGATACCGACGCCCAGATTCGCGAGCAGGAGCACCTCGGAAAGCAGATCGGCCTCCGCCAGGGCGCACTCAAGAATTACATGGACATGACCGGCGATGCGAACCAAGCCGCCAGCCTCATGCAGGCGCAGCATCTGACCACCGCAGCCTCCCAACTTCGCGCGACCGCAGCGAAATACGCCAGTCCTCAGGCAAAGCTCAACGCCGAGCAGACCGCACTCGGTCTCGAGGCGCAAGCCGGCGCGCTGAAGTCGAGCGTCGCCGAGAAGTTGAGCGACACCGCCATCAAGAAGCAGGAGGTCGCGAACCAGGGTTACGGTCTGTCGCTGCAGAAGCGCGGTCAGGACATCCAGGCACGCCAGTTCGACAAGACCTTCGCGTTCGATCAGAAGAAGGAGATGGACGCGCTCGCAGAGAAGTACGCGGCCCTCGACCAAAAAGACAAGGCGGCCAAGGCGAAGCAGATCGGCGACGAGGGCGTATTCAACCCGGCGACGGGCGACGGGCTCTACACCTCCAGGGGCAAGCAGATGGTCGCCCAAGCGGACCAACTCGAGGCCGCCGCGCGCACGACCGGAGACCAGGCCCAGGCGCAGCAACTTGCCCAGCAGGCGAAGGAGCTTCGCGACACCGCCAAGAGTACCGAGGTCGCCGTCATCGGCGACAAGGAAGCGCGGCGCGACGTCCAGAAGCAGCTCGCCTATGCGCAGCAGGTCGTCGACGTGGGGGCGCAGCTCAAGCAGTTCTTGAACTCCGACCCCTCAAGTTGGGACCGCGATGCTTGGGCAACGGCGAAGACTCGATATGGGGCGGTAGTCGCCGACTACATCAAGTCGCTGGGCGCCAACGCAAGTTCTCGCGAATTCGACGCCATCACAGAGCACGTGTTAAATTTTGATCCGGACAGCATCAAGAGCCGGCTTTTCAGCAAGGCCCCTGCTGCGAGTTCCCTCGATGCCCTCGATGCCATCGTGAAGGGCGGCGTCGATGCCACGCTCAAGATCCACGGCATCAAGGACGGATGGGTGCCGCGCGCGCCCAGCGAGATGCCGGAGACGTCGTTCGGCGGGCAGACCGCGACGGAAGTTGGCGCCAGTGCAGCGCCTTTGGGACTCGCGAAGACGGACCTCTACCTCTCGCATCCGATCGCCGGCCGAGAAGCGTTCATTCAGGCCCCGCAGGAGCTCGCTCGGACCGCGGCCGAACAGCGCACCAACGCGGCCGGCAAGTCGAGCAACTACGGACTGGCGCCGACCGACGATGACGCCGCCCGTGCGCTCATCACCAGAGCCAAGGGCTCAAGCGACGAGGAGCGCGCTCGCATCGTCGACACGCTCGCGCAACCCATGCTCAAGGGCAAGCCGTTCGATCCCAACGACCCGGACGCCTCGCCCTTCGGGGCGCGACCGTCGCTCGGAGCCGGAATCATCCACCTCATCCGCGACGAGGACCCCAAGCTCTACAAGGAGGTGCTGGCCAAACTCCCCCAATACCAGGCCAAGGCGATCGCGCAGTTCGATGACATCTTCGACGCGACCGGCAAGGTGAGGAAGGCGAAGTAGTGCCCGTTCTTCGTCACCCAGGAACCGGAGAAGTCATCAATGTCCCCGAGGGCGAGGTCGGCCACGCCGTCATCCAAGGCTATCAGCCGGTAAGCCTGCAGGAGGCTGCTCAGACCACCGCGGCGGCGGCGCCGAGTGACCAGAGCGGCATTGTCGGCGGCATCAACTCGCTCGCCACCGGCGCGCTGTCCGGGCTCACGCTCGGCGCATCCGACGTGGCGCTCGCCGGGCTGCTTGACCCGGGCCAGCTTGAGCGGCTCAGCTCGGCGCGCTCGCAACACGGCACCCTGGGAACCGCCGGGCAGATCGCAGGCGCGATAGCCCCGTCGCTCCTGGGAGCCGCTCCTGGCTCGTTGCTCGCGCGCTCCCCCGCCGGGATCGCGAGCCGAATCGGCAGCGGCCTTGCCGACCTGGGGGAGGGGGCCAGCACGGTAGCGCGCATCGGCGCCCACGTCGCCAGCGGCGCCGCAGAGGGAGCGCTGCAAAACGCCGGCGCCTACGTGGCGGACGTGGCACTTGGCGACCGGGACCTCTCTGCCGATGCGTTCGTCGGCGCGATGGGACAGGGGGCGCTGTGGGGCGGAGCCGGGTCGGGCGCGTTGGCGCTGTCCGGAGAGGCCCTGGCGAAGGCGCGCGGGCTGCTCGGCGGCGCCCCGCGCGATTTGCCGGCCCGCAAGTTGTTCCCCTCGCAGGAGGTCACCCCGCAGGCCGTCGAGGAGGCTCACGCAGCCGCGTCCAAGGAGCTTGGTGCGGCGCTGGATGACGGTGACACGCTCATGCAGCGCGCCCAGCAAACCATCGTCGACCAGCGCAACTTGGCGTTGGCCACTGACCCGGCGTTCGCGCAGCGCGCCGCCGAGCTCTCCGCGACCCCGACGCATGATGTAGAGCTTGAAGGCCTCCTGGGCAACCTGAAGGCGCCGCAAGTCAGCCCCGAAGGGGCCAGCCTGGGCCGCTTCGACCCGGAGCTCGAGACGCTCCTGCATGGGCTCGATGTCCCAGATGTCGGGGAAATCGGCGGGCGTATCGATAAGCGACCGCCGATCGACACCAAGGTAATCGGCGGTCCATCACCGGCCAACCCGGCTAACGCCATGAACGATGCGCTTGATGCTCGCGCGCGAGAGCTCAACAGCACGCGTGTCGGTAAGCGCAAGATCGACAACGCCAATACGCCGTCGACATCAGCCGGGCCGCTTTCGGATACCGAGGGCGAGGCCTTCAAAAAGGCGTTTGGGCACGCGATGAGCCGCCAGCAATTCGACAGCGCCATGTACTACTCGAAGGGGGGTGACGAGGTCATCAACGGAGCGCTTCGCGCCGGCAAGAACCTCGAGGGGGCCGATGCCCGTGCTTTGGCTCAGCTCGACAGCATGATGCGGATGCCTGAGGCGGGAATCCCGCGAGACACGACGCTGTACCGTGGGCTGTCCGGTAAATGGGCAAAGGAGCGATTCTCCGAGCTCAAGCCAGGTGACGTGTACGATGACCCAGCGTTCACTTCGACGTCGCATGACGCGAACTCGAAAGTTCGCAACGAGGACGTGGTGATAAACATCGCTACTCCTGCGGGTTCGGCCGGCGCTCCGATTCCGAGCAAGTTCAGCTCGGAAGTCGAGACGCTTCTCCCACGGGGGTCGCGATTCCGCGTCGACAGCAACGAAATGAAGCCGCAGCTCCCGACGGCGACTCGCTGGAGAGGCGCGAAGTCTCACGTGGTTCACGGTGACAAGTCAATTACGATCACGTTCGAGAACGGGACGTCTCATACATATCCTCCATATCGTGAGGTGCATGTCACGTTACTGCCCGGTGAGTTCACTCCCGACCTGTTAGTCAAGCGTGGGTCGGTTACCCTGGAGTCGCCTATTGACAAGCTCTCCAGGCGCCAGCTGTCGGAGCATCAAGACCTGCTCAGCGCCAAATTCGACGAGCTCACTTCCGGGACACCTGAGTATGAGCAGGCATCCAAGCGATGGGACCGAGCTGTGAAGCGTCTCATCGACATGGAAGACGGTAAGATTGCTGACGTACCTGACTACGTTGATGAGAAGCCACCGTCTCCCGAAGCTCCGACGTCACGCCCCGACGGCGGGCATGGAGGCGACCTCCTATCGCAGCTACAAGGGACGAAGTCTGCCCTGGACCAAGGTCAGGAGCTCGGCGCGATGGGCGGAATGCGACCGCGGGCACGCGGTCCCGACCCGGTCGAGGCCGAACTGGCTGCGCGCAACCCAACCGTAGCCAAGCTGCGCGCTGCGGTCGGGGAGCTGCGCGAGGCGCGCTCAGATCTCCAGGGGCTCCTGAACAGGACCGATCCGCGCGAGTACGCCGCCCGACTCCGCCGCGAAGGCCCTGGCTGGCGCGAGTCGGTACCGGCCGGCGAGGGTAACGCGCTCGGAGCGCGTGGCCGGCAGATCGAATGGCACGGCAGCGAACTCGAACGCAACAGCGCAGAGTTCCGCATCAACAACAAGGTGAAGCCAGAGGAGCGGGTGGCGGCTGGTCAGGCGGTAGATGAGATGATGTCCCGTCGCGCGATGACTCCTGATGAGCGGATCGCCGACGCGCTCAAACAGCGCCCTGATAACGTCGCCGCGGATATCGACGAGGCATCGCGCGTCATCGGCCGGTACGAGTCCGCACATGCCGGGCTGGCCGAGCTCGCGCAGGCGCTGGGGATCCAGGTCCCATCCGGCGCCGCCGCGCGCGCGGAGGGGTTCCGCGCGGCGCAGTCCCATGCGGAGCAGGCCACGCAGCAGGCCACCGCGCTCGGTGCCGACCAGCTCACCAAGGCATCCGGCCACGCAATGCTCGGCGGGGAAACCCCGGTTGCGCGCGCCGCCGCCGACAAGACGGTGAGGGATCCGACCATAGGGCGCCAGGTTCGCGAGGAGTTCGCCCGCGGAGACAAGACCGTGCGCGAGCCTGGACTTCGCGACGAGATCGGCGCCAAGCACGCGGCGAATCTGGCTGGCGCATCGACCGGTACCACATCGCGATCCGGTCACCTGGCGGACGCAGGGACCATCTACGAGGCCCTGCGGATGATGGGCGTCCCACTCCCAGATCCTCACGACATCCCGGTAATCGGCCCCTTGTTGAGCGTCTACCTACGAGCCCGAGTCATCGGAAAGACCTTCGGCCGGTTCGGCGGCCGGATCGCCGAGACCGCTGAGACGACCATCGCCAGAAAGGCGGCGGAGACCAAGCAACGGGTGTTCGCCGCCGTGGACGGCATCCTCCACGGTTCGAGCAAGGCTGCGACCGCAGCATCCCCCGCGGCGGGCGGCGCAGCGGCGATCCTGGCGCACCGGCTGTTCGATGGCTCGCACCCGGGTTCCATCGGCAAGGTCGACCGTGACACGAAAGATATCGCCGAGTTGTATCAGCGTCGCAGCGCCGAGCTCGCCGATGCCGCACAGCCAGGCGCGATCCGCCAGGCCGTGCAGGCGCGCATCCGCGCCGCTGACCCGACCATCGTCAACGCGATCGCCGACGGGTTCGAGCGCCAAGTCCAGTTCCTCCTCGACAAGATGCCCAAGCCGCTCGAGGCCCCCGGCATCCTCCCTGGGAGCACGGCGTACACGCCAAACCGTGGCGAGATGACGAAGTTCGCCCGCTACGTGCAGGCCGCGACGGATCCGGCAACCGTACTCGAACAGGTCGCCTCCGGAGGCGTGGTCACACCTCAGGCCGCAGAGGCGCTGAAGGTCGTCTACCCGTCGCTGTTCGCGGCGGCGCAGAAGCGCCTACTTGAGCAGGCTTCCGATGTCGATCACCCGGTCCCGTATGGGCGCCGGGAGCAAGCCAGCTTGCTGTTCGACGTCCCGCTCGATTCGACGATGACTCCATCCTACGCAGCCTGGGCCCAGCAGGGCTACGCTCCGCCGCAACCTCCTCCATCCGCCTCAGGCGCGACCCTGCGCGCACCGACCACGATCGCCAAGATGACTCAAGGAGCTCGCCCATGAACTACGCTCACCCCACCGGCCTGGAACTCCCCGCCTTTATTCTGACCTCCGGGACCAAGGTCGAGCCACGCATCGGCGACCCGGCACAGAAGGGCGTCACATTGGCGTCCGGCACGACCTACGTGTTTGCGCTCGGCGGTGAATCCGCTCCGCTCGAGAGCATCCACATCGTGTGGGATGCTGCGATCGTCGTGGTCCTCACCATCGAGGACAGCAACATGCCAAGCGGGCTCGGCGGTCCGGGCGGCGTCGCCGATGTGAGCAACTTCGACAGCGGCGCAGGGAACTGGATCCAGGAGAACCCGACCACGGCGTACGTCGCAATCTCGGCCGGCGCGACCGCGACCAACTTGACCGTGACCACCGCGGGAACCACCGCTGGCGGCGCGATGATCCACCTGGGAAACTTTGGCAGTCGCAGGAGTCGCCTCAAGGCGGTCGTCGGCGGCACCGGAGGCGTGATCCGAGTCATGCCACACGGGAAGGCATGATTGGCCCCCGAGTCGGCCCGGTCGCCGGGATGCGCGCCGGTAACGCAGTGGGCGTGTCGTCCGACCAGATCGCCGCGCCAGGCGGGTCTCTGGCGGCCGTAACGCGCGATGCCACGTCAGGGAAATACGTCCCGGCGTCGCTCAGCGAGTGGAACCAGGTCATGGCCGTCGCCGGGATCGGGAGTGGCGGTCCCGGCCTGCTCTGGCTCTGTCAGGACGCCAGCGGAAACCTGGCTGACTCCATCGACTCGCTGCCAGGAACGGTGTCTGGAACCCCCATCCTGTACCAGCAACCCATCACCGGATGGTCGAGGCTTGGGGTCACGGGCGCGGATGCCGGGACAGCCATCGCTGACAGTTCATCTGCGAGTCTACCTGACCCGGCGACTGCAGCCACGTTGATCATCAGCTACGCGATCATCGTCACCGCCCCAGTTGCGATCCGCAACATCGACGTCATGGGGACCGCGAACATAGGCACCACACGCGTCAGCACAACACCGCGATTCCAGGCAGTAAGCGGCGGATCGGTGGTGACCGGAACCTTGGACCCCACCGGTGCGGTCCGACCGTTCGTGTATATCGACGACCCGATTGCTGCACGATGCGCGGCGTACACAGACCAGGAAAAACTCGTACCAACTCGTGCGGCCACGACCGGGAAGAGGTCGAGGTTCAATTTCGGATTCGTCGGGTCGCTGCTCTACCGTACCCAGTTCAATGGAGCGGCGGCCCAGCTGACCGACGCGCAAATCAAGACCCTCCTGCAAACTCTCGGCTGGACTATCCCATGGACCTGATAGGATCCGCACATGTCAGTTGACGTACACGATTTCGGAGCGGTCGGTGACGGAGTTACCGATGATCGTCTCGCCTTCCAGTCCGCCCTCACCGCGGGCGCCGGTGGCATCGTATGGGTTCCGTCCGGAACCTATGCCCTTGCCCAGGGCGCCGGGGCATTTTGCTTGAGCATCCCGGCCAACACGCAGCTGGTCGGACACGGCGCCGTGGGTGCGTCCGTTCTCCTGCAGGCTCCGGGGATCGGAGCCAACGTGCGCACGCTGCAGGCTTCCGCGCCGGGGATCGTCATCGCCAATCTCACATTGGACGGAAACACCCAGAATCAGACGCCAGACGAGCACCGGGCCGGGGTGTTCGCGCTGGGAGCGGTGGGCATCGAAATCCGCGACGTCGTAGCGCGCAACTTCACCGGCGACGGCCTGTACATCAGCATCGGCTCCCACAAC